CGCAAGAGATGGCGTTTATGGAGGGTCAAAGGCAAGTAGTTTTGCGTATTTTGACGGCTCTTAAGATTGATATGGAAAGTTTAGAACAACTTCTTAAGGAGAGCGATGACTATGCAACTACATAAACTTTTAATGAATAAGATCGAGGCAGGAGGTTCTGGTGGAGGATCTACGGGAAGTGGGACAAATGATCCACTCTTTGGAGCGGGAAATGATGGATCGGGTGGAGCTGGCGCTGGGAAGACTGGAGCAGATGGCACAACCCCCGGAGACGGTGGAGCTGGAGTTAGTGGTCAGGGGAATGGTGCTCCACAGGTTACAATTCCGGAGAATTGGAAAGACGTATTATCCGCAGACCTAAAAGAGCATGCGCTTATGGGGTTTGTTCCAGACGTACAAACGCTGGCTAAGAACTACATCAACGCTCAAAAGATGATCGGTTCTGATAAGATCCCCATCCCCGGAAGCGGTGCAAGCTCTGAGCAATGGGCGGACACCTTTAAAAAGCTGGGGCTCCCGGAGAGTGTGGACAAGTACGATTTGCCTATGCCTAAAGAGGGCATTTTAGATGAGAAGTTTTTAGGTGATATGAAGTCAGTGCTTCATGAGGCGGGCATTCTCCCCCAGCAGTCTGCAAAGCTGGTGGCGTGGATTGCAAAGGCTAACCAACAGAGCTTAGACAATGACAAGACCACAATGACCCAACAGGTGGAGTCTGAGATCCAGGGGCTAAAGTCTGAGTGGGGCGAGGCTTGGGATAAAAACATCAATCTTGCTAAGCAGTCTTTAAAAGAATACGCCGACGAGGACACAGCTAATTACTTTAGAGAGACTGGGCTTGGAAAAGACCCTAAGTTTTTAAAGTTCTTGGCTAAGGTCGGGGAGACTTTGCAAGAAGGGCAGATTAAAAACGGGACTATTGGGGATGGAAGACTTAGCCCTTTCCAGGCTCAGGAGAAGGCGACAGAGTTAATGTCTCACCCAGCCTACTTTGATTCTAGCCATGCTGAGCACCCGACGATTAAGGCAGAAGCACAAAAATACTTTGCAATGGCCTATCCAAAGCAAAAAGACTCTTGATATTCCTTAAAGCTTTGCTACCCTGTATGTATCGGCTGAAAAGCTCGGATCTTCAGGGGGGCAAGTCCATCACATGGAATCTCCCGTTTATAAGGTCCATATAGCAAGAATCTCGCACGGTGCGGGGCAAGTCTTAGGCCATATTAATTTTTAAAAATCTATACTGGGGGTTTCATGTCTTTTCAGATTACTGAAGCATTTGTTAAGCAGTTTTCTGCTAACGTGTACATGCTTGCACAACAAAAAGGTTCACGTCTTCGCGCATACGTTCGCTCTGAGACTATCGTAGGAAAGCAAAAAGCTTTTGATCGCATCGGGCCGACCGAAGCAATTGAGCGCACAACCCGTCATGGCAACACTCCACAGATTGATTCTGCTCATGACAGACGTTGGTGTTTTCTTCGCGATTGGGAATGGGCTGACATGGTTGATGAGTTGGATAAGATCCGCATGCTCAATGACCCTACTTCAGAGTATGTTCTTAATGCTATGTGGGCTATGGGCCGCCGCATGGATCGCACCATTATTGATGCTGCTGACGCGGCGGTTGTAACTGGTGAGAGCGCAACTGGAAGTGTTGTTCATCCTAACAGCCAAAAAATTGCTGCTAACAATGGCACAGTTTTTACTAACCTCACTGTTAAATCTTTGATTGATATCAAGCAGAAGTTTGATGAAGCTGACATTGATGAGTCTTCAGCTCGCCACATGGCTGTAACTTCTCACCAGCTTCAAAGTTTGCTTAGCGACGATAAGATCACTTCTAACGATTACAACACTGTTAAAGCTCTTGTTCGCGGAGAGGTTAATACCTTCATGGGTTTCAACTTCCACAGAACAGAGCTTGTTAACACTCAAGTAGACTCGTTGTCGGCATCAGCTACCACTGGTGTAGTAGGCTCGGGTACTTCTGTTGTTGGATTCAGAAAAGTGATTGCTTGGGCGCAAGACGGTCTTATCCTTGGTATCGGAAAAGATATGAAGGCAGAGATTGGTAAGCGCGCAGACAAAGGTTTCAACACTCAGGCGTATGCTATGATGAGCATTGGAGCTACTCGAATGGAAGAAACTAGAGTCGTTATTTGCTTGTGTAAAGAAGACTAGAGTTAGTTGGGGGCTAATTTAGCCCCCGTTTTATTTGGCTATAAACAATTTTTAAGGAGATTTTAAATGTCATTGGCTGCTGCAAATTATACCAAAGCATTTCTTGCCCAACCACAATCCATGGTTCGCCCTGGTGAGTATGGTGGGAATGTAGTTGTTAGCTACGACGAATACACAACCCTAGCAATTATTGCCGACGCTGTAACAATGCGTGTTGGTCGGATTCCTAAAGGTGCTCGAGTGTTGTCGTGTGTAGTTAAGACTCCAGATCTTGGTGGAACAGGTACTCTCAACATTGGGATTGCTGGGACTGCGAATGGTTTTTTCGCATCTCTTGATGCTTCAGGACAAGCGGTTCACTCTTCTTCTACTGGAGCTTTGGTGGGGTCTTTGTTCGAAGCAGAAACAGATGTAATCATCACTTTTGCGGGTGCGACTGCAACTGTTGGGGCTAAGATCCAAGTTATTATTCAGTACATTCTAAACTAGGGAGTCGCGGTGGCTGTTACATCGGCAACTGAAATTATGAATTCAGCCCTTATTAAATTAGGGGCTGAGAGAATCTTATCAGCGAATGATGAGAACAATCGCGCTCGTCTTTTAAAAGAGCAATATCCAAAGGTGAGAGACGCACATCTTCGTGCTCATCCTTGGAAATTCGCTATTCGTCGCGTGGAGCTGGGGTTAATCACTCCAATGCCTACGGATTATTGGGCTTACTCGCATGCGTTTCAGCTTCCGACTGATTGTTTGAGAGTTATCGAGACTGACCTTGGTGACTATGCAGAGTGGGACGTGGAAGATCGAATGCTTCTCACTAAGGGGAATGCAGTAGTCCGGATTCGCTACATCAAGCGGGTCACAGACGTAGCTAAATTTGATGACAATTTTTGTGAAGTTTTAGCGTGGGCTTTAGCCGCAGATATTGCTTATGCGGTAACTCAAAGCACAGTTCAACAAGAAAAGGCCATAAGAGAGTACAATAGCCAGCTTCAACAAGCCCGAAGCTTTAATGCTCAGCAAGGCTCAGTTAAGCGTGTGATGGCTGAAGAATGGCTTGATTCCAGATTTTATTAAAGGGGTATAACCTTTGGCTCGACAGAATTTTAAACATAATTCTTTTGTTGCGGGTGAATTGACTCCAAAGTTTTTTGGTCGGTCTGATACTAACGTCTACAATCAAGGCTGCGAAAATCTTTTAAACTGGCAGGTTAGCCCCCAGGGTGGGATTTCTAGAAGAACTGGTACTGAGCACAAACTCTACATTAAAGATATGTTCACTCCAGCACCCACGAAGGTGCGGGCGTTTCCTTTTATTGCCACCGATGCAACCCGTTGGCAGATTATTATAACTGGAAATAAACCAGCTCTTGGAACCCCAGGCTATTTTTGGAAAGCTATAAACCTAAGTGATATGTCTCAGGAGATTATAAATCTTCCCCGTGGGACTACGGCTAATGCAATTTTTGATACTGAAGGCTGGGACCTAAGCCTTATTGATCTTAATGAGATTCAGTTTACTCAAAGTGGTGACACAATAGTATTTGCCCACGCGAAAATGAAGCCGTTTAAGATTATTTATGACGCCTCTAATCTTAATCCCCTCCTTCCTTCTCAATTTATAATGGAGGGATTTGGTGATCCAAGAACATATTTGAACCCATGGGATAATAATACATGGCCTGCGGAACTTCCTTTCTTACCTACGAGAAATGACTGGGGATTTCGCATAAGGACTATCACTGGAACCGTTGGAGGTGGGTCTCCTATTAATAATGTGCTCATGGATTTCGTCACTGAAGCTATCCCAGGGGGGATAGGTCCTCCACTTATGCCATTTTTTGGCCGCGCTATAAAACTAAACTTTGAGTTGAGTGCTGTTGCACAGACTGTTGCTGTTTATGTGACAGAGATTATTAGTGGAGGGTTTAGAGGTTATGTGACCTCTAACGGGCTAAATATCACAGGCAGCATAAACACAACTGGAATAGTAGTCGGCGCTACAGGAATTACTGGGAGCACGATAGAATTTTGCCCCTGGAGTAATGATCAGGGATTTCCTGCAACAACATCTTTTTTCGAAAGTCGCCTAGCATTTGCTGGGGGCAAAGATCACGGCGATACAATTTGGTTTTCTAGAATCAACAATATTAAAGTTTTTATGCAAAGGCGTTTTCAGCATGATCCAGCATTTGCAAACCCCGTAACTGCGTCTGATACGTTCCAAACAAATCTAAGGTCTTCTGCTTTTCAAAATATCAGGTGGATTCAAGCGACAAGAAGAAATCTCACTGTAGGTACAAACTATGGCGAGTTTATTTTAGAGGGTCCTGACGATAGGGCTACAATCTCTGCCACAAATCTTGAGAGTAGAGAAGAGACTACTTATGGATCTACGTATTCCCAAGCGATTAGGCTTGAGAACACGACTCTTTTTTTACAGAGAGATCGAAAAACTATTAGGGAGTTGGTCTACAACTTCAATGAGGATTCTTTTCAGGCTATCAATTTATCTTTGTTAGCTGAGCATGCCCCATCAAAAAATGCTTCTGAAAGAGTTGGGGACATTGATCACTCTAATGCTGGCTACATTACTCAATTGGTTAAGCAGACTTTACCAACGGGGATGATTTGGGCTTGTGACAGCAATGGGTTTTTGCTTGGAATGACAAGAGAGAAATCCAACGAGGTCGTGGCTTGGCACAGACATCAACTGGCTGGAAATGCGTTTGTTACCGATGTCACTGATAAGCCTTTTAAGCCTTTTGTTAAATCACTCTCTGTTATTCAAAATATAATTTCAGGAGAGAATACGGAAAAAGATGAGATTTGGATGATTGTAGAGAGGGGTGTTAAGCATCCCTCAACATCTACATATGTAAGAGAGCTTTGTTTAGAGAAGCTTGCTCATGAGTGGGAGTTAGACTCTCTCGCTTGGGGTCCAACTTATCCGATCTATCTTGATTCTTCTTTTGTCTA